TTGAAAATATGGCTCAAGTATTGGATCAGTTTTAAAATCACCTGATTTATATAATTTTTTTAAATCAGTTACATCAATAGCAGATTCAGGATTTATTTCTTTTTGTAATACTTTTACAAAATCCCATTGATCAGCTAAATTAGTTCTAACATAACTAGTTTTATTTAATTCTCCATTTATAGCATCAGATTGATTTTTATTATCAGGAGAATTTTTAGATGTTTTTTTTAGTTTATCAGTTGTTAAAGTAGTATTTTTTTGTAACTTTAAATTACGAATTTTACTTCCTAAATAACCTGCACCTGCACCTACAAAAAATCCTAAACCTGTAGCTGTTAAAGCTATTGTGCCTGTTCTTACAGGATCTAAAGTTTCTCTTAAACCTATATCTTTTTCTACTAATTGATTAGCAATATCTATTGTACCAAATCCTGCACCTTCAACTGCTGCCATAGATCCAGATCCTTTTAATAAAGCAGATTTATTTGCTTTAGCTGATAACTCAGCTAATTGTTCTGGGCTATTTAAAACTTCTTTTGCAAGTGTTTTTTTAGTTACACCTTTTTTAACTTGAGATTTAATAACTTCTTGTCCAACTTTTTTTAAAACACTTTTACTTACTAAACCACCTACACCTGCACCTACTATATTAAGAGGATCTAATAATCCAACACCTAAATTAGCAAAAAATCCAGATGCACCTCTACCCCCTTCTTCATAAAAATTAGGTAACTCATCCCAATATCTTGTTAAATATGATAATCTAGCTTTTTGATCTTGTGTTATGTTATTACCAGTAACATATAGAAACTCTTTACCCATTTGATAAGTATTAGCTTGATTCCAAGTTCTGTCAGATATAAATTTATCTACTGCCTCTTTATCATTAAATGATTCACCATCTCTATTTTTATAATAATCTTTTGCTACAGATGCTAATTGTTTATTTTCATATATATTATCAAATGTATACTTTAAAGATCCGTCTTCATTTTTTTGTATAGGTATAAAATTTTGTACATCTTCAGGTTTTTTATCTTTAACAGATTCTATGTCAGTTTCTTTTTTGTTAAAATCTTCTAGAGTAAATGGAGCATCAGAATTATACTCCGATACCTGCTCATTTACAGCAAAATCACCTAGACTAAATTTAGTCATTTTACTTTAATCTGTTAGTTAAATTTAATAAATATTCTTTAACTTCTTGACCATTAGAGAATTTAACACCTACTGGAAAACTTTCTGAAAAATATTGTTGCTCAGATTTACTTCCTAATACTTCTATTAAATGTCGTTTAAGAGCATCTTTTTTGTCTTTATCAGTAGGAAGTTTAGTATTAAAATCATCTGTAAAACCTTCTGCAGTCGATTCAATAATTCCTTTACTAGCTACTTGAGTGTAGTTTTTTGTTATATTATTAATTGCATCTTCAGTTTGTAAATATAATTTTTTACTACCAGCTTCTGTAGCTAATCCAATATTTACCTTATTATCTTGGTCTAAAAATTTTGAAGCCTCATCATTAGTTGCAGCAAATAAAGCTCTATATTTAGTATTTAAAGTTCCTGGTAAATTAAATATAGGTTCTCCTGAAGCATCAAAACTAATACTTCCCTGAAAACCAAATGGTTGTGCAGCTGCAGCAAATTTTTTAGAATCTACTTGATAACTTACTCTCATAGGATCAAAATAATCTCCCATTTGCATACTAGAATATTCTATAGGTGTTTGCTCTGTAACAACAGTATCTGTCATTTGATCTTTAGTAGTTGTTTGCATAGATTCAGGTTTAACTAAAGCCTCTACTGTGTTATAACCAAGAGAACCTATACCATCTATACCTAATTGTTTTAGTATAGGGTTATATTTTTCTTGATCTGATTTAACTCTAGCATTATATCTATTCTCAAAACTTGTTTCAAAGTTAGCATTTTTTATAGCTTCTTCATTTAAATTATTAGCTTTTAAATCGTCTTCTAATTTTGACATTGTATTTTCATTAAGGGTATATCCAGATGCATCCATAAGATTACCACCATTAACCCCAAATCTTCCAACTAATATATCATAATTACTTTTTCTTTCTTTCTCTGCTGCTACAGCATCTGGTATAGTTTGAGTTAAAAGAGTAGTACCTGCAGTTTCTAATACTTTAGCTTTTAAAGCATCATTAGCTTCTGTGTTTCTTATTTTTGCTCCAAGATAACCTGTAGCAATACTTCTAAATACACTCATTATTCTATCTCCTCTTCTTTAGGTTTTGACATTAAACCTTTTTTTTCTATTTTTGTAATATCTTCTTTTACACCAGCCGCAGCTTTTTTAGTTTCTTCAGAGCTTACTTTAGTTCTAACAATAGAATTTATTTGTTCACTATTTGAAAGATCTTCCATGGACATTCTAATATTAGTAACGCCAGCTTTCATACCCATAGTAGCAACCATTTTCATAACAGGTTCTGCAATTATAAAAGCAACATCTGGATTCCATTTACCTTCCATAAACCCATTAAATATAATTATTCTACCTATTGCTTCTACAGGTATACCTGCATCAAGCATAGCTACTATCTGCTCTGCGTACTCTTCTTGATGAAGTCTATCCCATACAAAATCTGCTGCTTCACTAGTATCTGTATATTGTGGTGGATGTTCCCATGGGTAATTACCTGGAGTATCAGTTAAACCCTGACCAGGTACTGGGACATCAAACGGATTATCTTCACCTTCTTTAAATTGATCCATACTTTCCTCTTACGTTTTGTAATATCTTTTAGTTACTAAATATCTATTAAGTCTATAATTCCATTCTGCATTTATAGTATCTGCATCTACTGTTTTTAGTCCAGACATAGATGATGCTTTTTTAGCCATACCTGGAGAAGCAAATCCCATTTTACCGCCATATGATTGTGGCTGTACCATTGTATTAATAGGTTCAAACTCACCACCACCAGCTTTTTTAGTTAATAAACTATCAGCTAATTTACCACCTATTGCACCACCTGTGGGTCCAGCAACGGTATTTCCTACCCAAACTGCTGCACCTTTTATAGCACCTCTAACTAAGTCTTTTATCATTTATCCTCCTATGGTTTTGTTAGTAAATCAAAACCAAATTTACCAATCATTTGATACATAGCATCTTTTGATGCTTTATTTTGTAATTCTATTGTAGAAGATCTTTCAAGAGCTGCCATAGCTAAATTATGATTTCTATTTTTTTCATTCTGTGAAGAAGTATTTACCCATGATGCTTCATCTCTCCACTGTTGCCATAGCGATGACAGTGCCCAATTAGAAAGATTTAATAAATTCTGTGCATTAGTTTGGTTAGTTGCATTTACTGCTGCAGTATTTGCTGTATTAACTGCTCTTCTCCATACAACATTTGATTGATCAATTTCTCTTTGATTTGTTACATTAAATTGTTGTCTTTGATTTTCTACTGTTGCATTAAATTGTTTTACTGTAGCATCTCTTTTAGCATTAGCTTCATTAACTGCAATAGTATTTTGTGCATTTAAAGCATTGATTTTACTTTTTTCTGCTTCTGCAAATTTTTTCATAGCATCTACTCTAGCAGCATTTTGATCTGCAACTGTCGTAGATAATTTACTATAGAATTGATTTACTTGATTTTGACTTGTAGCATTAAACTGTGATGCTGCATTTGCTGCAGCTTGATCTGATAATAAAAAATTTTGTCTAGTATTAATATTCTGTAAAGCAGCTTGCTGTCTATTAGATAAATTAGACAGATCCATTTTAAGATATGATTGTGCATTTGTAATAGCTGCCTGTTGATTATTAGACAGATTTTGAAATATCATCTGCTTATAAGTATTAGCATCTGCTTGAGCAATAGGTATAGCTGATTGCATAATACCTTCAGCTAATGCTTCAGCTGCCATTGAGCTAGCACTTAAACCTCTATTAGCCATTGCTGCTTCAGCAGCTTTTGCAGCACCTCTAGCCCATACAGGTAATGGGTTACCTGAGCTTAACGCAGTCTGTACTTCATTTTGTAAACTTGTTAATTGTCCTTTTACTGTAGCATCGGAAGTAATAGAACCTTGTGCAGCTTGTGCAACTGCTCCAGTTGAAAGCTGACCTTGTGCTGCTGTCATTGTAGGAGTAGATCCAGCAACTTGTGCAGCTGTTATTTGACCAGCAGTAGCAGCAGTAGGGGCAGTAACTTGTGTTCCTGCCATAGTTCCTGGTGCGGCTATTGTAGGTGCGGCAGCTGTAGTAGGAGTTGTTACAGCTAATGACCCTGTAGTACCTTGAGTTGCCATTAACTCATTACTTGCTACATTCTGTAATTGTGGTGATAAAGTTGTACCCGTAGGTAAACTAGGTTTACCAGCAGCTAAACTTTCAATTAACGATACAGCTTTTTGACTACCCGTTTGTTCTTTTTGAGCAGGTGCTATTGCACCTTTTTGTAATCCTATCGTGTCTTGTGTTTTTGCCATTATCTTCCCTGTTTATTATATTTTTTAAAGCTACGCTTTTCTTGTTTATTTTTATTTTTCTTGTGAACTCTAGGACGTTTCCTAGGTTTTGGTCTAGGTACAAAGTCTTTAAACTTTCTAGCCATTATGGTTTAGTTGGAAAAACTGCATTTTCACATTTAGCTACAGTGTCTTTCCCAGCTGGTAAGTCTCTTAAATTTTGTCTATATGTTTTCATGTCATCTGACAATGTATTATCAGATAGGGCAAGGTAATCAGTCTCGGCAAGAAGTCTATCTCTTTTAGATCTTAGATCAGCTAAAGCCCTAGCAGGTGCAGCATCACTCCATGCTTTCTCCTCTGCATCTCTAGCCGCTTCCTCCTCAGCTGTAAACTGTACTCTGTTACCATTTATGTTATGATATCTTGGCATTATTTCTCCCTATTATTTATGTATCATTATTA